GACAGCAGCTGAAAAATTGTCCACAAAGATAAACAACATCTCTGAACTAAATGCGGACAAGTGTAAAGCAGCAGGTCTTGGACCAAAGGCTACAGAAAATTTATTGAACTGGTACTTTGATGAGTTCTTATTTGATTTAGTGAGATTACCTTTTGGTTTCTCCTTTGCCAAGTCAGAACAGCAAGTATCTAAAGGAGTAGTTTGTATTAGTGGTAAACTGAAAAGTTTTAAAACTAAAGCCCAAGCTCAAGAAGTTTTAGCTAAAAACGGATATGAAGTAAAGAGTTCTATGACAAAGGATATTGTTTATTTAATAAATGAGTCCGGTATTGAATCTGCAAAAACAAAACAAGCCCAAGATAAGGGCATTACAATAATAACAAATCTAATTGATTTGATAGGAGAACAGAATGGCAACCTTGCCTAAGTGGACAGACGAGCGTACCAGCGAGCTCACAAATTTCGTTGGTGATGAATCCCCAGTATCCCAAGATACTGTTGCAGGAGCAGCAGAAAATCTTGAGACTACTACACGGTCAGTTTCTAGCAAACTGAGAAAAATGGGTTATGAAGTAGAACTTGCTTCTGCAAAAAGCACTCGTGCTTTTTCTGAAAGTCAAGAATCTACTCTTGCAGCTTTTGTTTCTGACAACAGCGGTGAGTATACCTATGCTCAAATTGCAGATAACTTTGAAGGCGGAGCATTCAGTGCTAAGTCAATTCAAGGTAAAATTCTATCTATGCAGTTAACATCACATGTTAAACCTGCACCAAAGATGGAATCTGTAAAGACTTACAACGATGATGAAGAATCAACATTTATCAACATGGTAAATGATGGAGCTTTCGTTGAGGCGATTGCAGACTCTCTTGGTAGAAGTGTAAACTCAATCAGAGGAAAAGCACTTTCTTTACTAAGAGCTGGCGAGATTAATGCTATACCGAAACAAGAGCATGTAAAAGGCAACGGTAAAGCAGACGTTCTTGCTGATCTAGACATTTCTGATATGTCAGTCGAAGATATTGCAGACGAAGTCGGTAAAACTGTAAGAGGTGTTAAAACTATGCTTACAAGAAGAGGACTTACTTGCTCAGACTACGATGGCAGCGCAAGAAAAAACATTGGCTAGTTTAACTTAGAGTGTAGGGGTTTGTATCACGAGTGACACCCCTCACTCGCTTTATTTGGGAGAATAATTGACATTAGCATCAGCATTACTTAAACAGATTATATCACAAAGCGATTTTGTAACTTGGAATCGTTTGAAATCCCATTATCTGCCGTCAACAACCTACCAAAAAATTCATGGTATAATTGACAAGCATGTATTAAAATATCACAAGTTACCAACCTTCGAAGACCTAAAATCAAGTATCAGGTCTAGAGAATTACAAGAACAAATCTATGCAATCGAGTCTGTGGAAACAGAAGTCGATCCGTATCTCCTGCTCGATTATTTGAAGAACGAGTTTGCACAGGGAGAAATACTTACTCGCATAGATGACTATATAGAAAACACAATAACACTAGCAGACGCACAGGAAAACATTGATAGTCTGCAAGAATTAGTTGTCCAAGTGCAAGATCGAGTCGATACAAAAGACGAAGATGAAGCTATGGACACAGTAGAACTATTCGATTCAGAGGAAGATCTTTCTAGTCGATTAGCGTTAGGATTGAATCAAGATTATGATTTATCCTACAAATTTTCTCCCAAAGATTTGGTCGTTGTCGGCGCACAGCGAGGTGGAGGAAAATCATTCACCCTTTGTAACATTGCGAGAGCAGTGCAAGAAACAGGAAAGTCAGCTCTCTACTTTACTATCGAAATGGACACAAGACAGATTCTGCAAAGAATTGTCAGTATGAGTACTGATGTGCCTCTCGGTAGACTGATAGAGAAGAACTTATATCCTGATGAATGGCAGAAAGTTGCAAAGTGGTGGTCAGCCCGTTTTGATAATGGACAGGAACACTATGAAAGTTATCTCAAAGAGAAAGACTTTAGTAGATTTCATAGGCTACTCACAAGAGAGAAGTTTAATAGAACGAATCAAATAGATGTAGTTTACGATCCTGCACTGACAGTAGCAAAAGTTATTAGTACAGTGCGACAGAAACGAGCAGAGTATGATGATCTAGGGATTATCGTAGTTGATTATCTAAACCAAGTCAAGCGTCACAACGCTCCAAGTCGTTCAGGTCAGTATGACTGGACGGAACAGATTGAAATATCAAAAGCATTAAAGTATCTAGCACAAGACGAGAATGTCTTAGTAGCTACTGCAGTTCAAACAAATGAGAATAATCAAGTACGATTCTCGAAAGGTATATTTGACGCAGTTGATGCCGCTTATCAAATATCCCATTGGGGAGACAAGGAGAACGCAATTAAGTTCACTTGTGAAAAGATGAGAAATGATAAGATGTCTGGATTTGTGAGTGAAATTAATTGGGAGACACTAAAGATTGGACCGCACACTGTAATGGATCCAGATGAAAAAGCAGAATTAAAAGAAACATTATCTTCAGATGAAGATGTATACGATTTATAGGGGGTGTAGCTCAGTTGGGAGAGCGACTGCCTTGCACGCAGTAGGTCGCAGGTTCGACCCCTGTCACCTCCACCATTAAGGAGAAAAAATGATAGATACAATAAATAAAGTAGTAGAATGGCATGAGGATAGAAACCTCATCGATGGCGCAACAGATAAAGATCAAGTTCTAAAACTAATGCAAGAAGTAGGTGAACTATCTGACAATGTTTGCAAACAACAAGATATAAAAGATGATATAGGAGATTGTTTAGTTATTCTTATTAATATCGCAGCGAGAAATGGAACTAACTTACAACAATGTTTAGAAGTCGCTTATGATGATATAAAAGATAGAAAAGGAAAAATGATCGATGGTATCTTTGTCAAGGACTGCTAAAAATAGTACTTGACATAAGTTCAAAAATCGAGTATAATATATATTATGATTGCAATAGATTTACTTACAGAAAAAGGAATTGATTATAAGATTCAGGGAAATGACGCTGTTATAAAGTGTCTTAACCCTGAACACGATGACACAAATCCTAGCATGAGAGTAGACAAGGTCACAGGAGTAATGCATTGTTTCTCTTGTGGTTTTAAGGGCAATGTATTTACACACTTCGGCGCACCAGCGACAAGTTTAGAAATAAAGATACACAAGATAAAAGAAAAGATAGAACAAAAACAAGCGGAGACAGTAGGAATACAACTTCCAGACGATAGAATTACCTGGGACGCTCCGTTTAGAAACATAGGAAAAGAAACACTAAAGATTTGGCAGGCATTTACTTGGAATGTTCCTAAATTTGAAGGCAGAATAATTTTCCCAATTCGTGATATAACTGGTAAAACAGTTGGGTTGATCGGGCGACTGACAACAAATACAATGATAGGAGAGAATAGACCTAAGTACTATATCTATCCTGTTGGAGTGCAGTTACCATTCTGTCCAGCAAAGCCAAAGTTGATACAGAATCGTGCTATACTTGTAGAAGGCATGTTTGATGCCTTGAATCTTTGGGACAATGGTCTCAAGAATACAGTGTGCTGTTTCGGCACAAAGCAAATGAATTGGGTAAAATTATCTCTACTAAAAATGCAAGGAGCAACAGGTATAGATATTATGTTTGACGGAGACGAAGCTGGTCGTCAAGCAGCACAGGAAATAAAGGGTCTTGCAGAAAGCATGGACATGGCAGTAAAGATAGTAAAGTTAAAAGAGAACCAAGACCCTGGCAATTTAACAAAAGAACAAATAGGAGAAATTAAGAGAGTATTATATGGCTAAGATAGCACTAGTAGAAACAAGTCCGAGTTCAACGGACTTTCACAAATGGTTTGACTTTGAGTTTAGTAGATATGCTTTATCAACAGTCAAAAAGAAAAAGATATTGAAATCAGATGTAGATATAGATATAGATGTAGACGAGTATGATTTCTTGATACTTGTGGGTTCAGAACCTTTCAAGTATTTCACTAAGAAAACATCTATTACAGCAGAGAATGGCAGACTTATTAATGATAAGTTTTTACCTATAATTAATCCTGCTATGATAGCATTTCGTCCAGAAGCAAAGAGGTCTTTTGAAGAAGCAGTAGATAATATAAAAGATTATATATCTGGAGATTTAAAAGTTCAGGATATACCTGAAGAGTTTAAAATAGGTATAGAAGATACACCAGAAGCATATCTGTTTCTTACTAGAGCAATAGAGTCTGATGGTGAAGAGATAGCACTCGACTGTGAAACAAGTGCATTGTCTCCACGAGACGGATATATGATTGGATTCTCTATTTCATATGAACACAACGGAAAACAACAAGGAGCATATATTTCCACGGATTGTATTGATAAACAATGCGAGGGATATATGCAACAACTCTTCGAGAAGAAGATAGTAGTATTTCATAATGCAAAATTTGACTTGGCATGGTTTGAGTATCATTTCAACTTTAATTTTCCTAGATTTGAAGATACAATGCTTCAACACTATCTACTAGATGAACAACCAGGAACACATGGTCTAAAGATGTTAGCAATGAAACATACAGATTATGGTGAATATGAGCAAACTCTTTATGATTGGATAGGTAACTATCGCAAACAACACGGCATACTGAAAGATGATTTTAGTTGGGATTTAGTTCCTTTTGATGTAATGAAAGACTATGCTGCAATGGACGCAGTTGTAACTCTAACATTATTTCACAAATTTAAAAAAGCACTAGATACTAATAGTAGACTTACTTGGGTATATAGAAATATTCTATTACCTGGCTGTCGTTTTCTATGTGATATAGAAAATAATGGTGTTCCATTTGATCCAGAGAGACTAGGACAGAGTTCTACTTTGATGCAACTTCAGATTAGCGAAGCAGTAGACAAACTAAATTCATATCCCGAAGTACAAAGATTTATTAAAGACAGAGGAGAGTTCAATCCGAACTCTACTGTGCAACTTAGAAGTCTGTTATTTGATTATATCGGACTAGAGCCAACAGGCAAAAAAACAGGAACTGGTGCTGATAGTACCGATGCAGAAGTTCTTGGACAATTAGGAGAACAGCACGAGATACCAAAGTTTATTCTTGAAGTTCGTCAGAATGTAAAGATAAAAAATACATATCTCGATAAAATTTTACCAGCTCTAGATAAAGATAATAGATTAAGAACAGGCTTCAACTTGCATGGTACAACGTCTGGCAGATTGTCTTCAAGTGGAAAACTGAACATGCAACAGATACCTAGAGACAATCCGATTGTAAAAGGTTGTATTCGAGCAAAAGAAGGACACAAGATTGTAGCAATGGATTTAACCACAGCAGAAGTTTACTGTGCAGCGGTTCTTGCAAAAGACGAGAATCTTATGGACGTATTTAGACAGGGTGGTAACTTTCACTCTGCTATTGCAAAACAAGTATTCAAACTACCTTGTGATTCTCTTC